AAGGGGCTATCGTGCGGTCGGCGGCGAGATGTTACCCGTTGCAATAGTCGCTGTTGCGGTCTGGTACGGGCTGGGGTGGCTAATGAAGGCATGGTATAGGGATATGATCGGGGGTGGACGCAATGACAGACCTTGAAAGGCTCGCCAAAGAAGCCACCGATCACGGCATGAGCTACGGCGAGTATGTTGCCTGGAAGGCAAGAGCCACAATTGAGCAACAGCAAAACTACCGCAGAGCACGGCAGGTGGCGGAGCTGAACAGAAAGAGAGGACAAAGAAAATGAGTGAAATAGGAGTTGTTAAAGGGTTCAAGGTGCTCAATCCTGATTGGACGTGTAAAAACAAGCAGTACGGTTGTCCCGGAAGGTTTGAAGAAGATGTTACACCGTCTGTTTGTAATGAAGGGATGCACTTCTGTAAAAAGGCGGCTGATTGCTTCAATTATTACCGCTTCGATCCTGAAAATAAGGTTGCGGAAGTGGTTGCTTATGGCACGGTTGCGGAAGATGGGGATAAATGTTGCACTGACAAGCTGGAAATCGTGCGTGAAATCCCGTGGGCTGAAGTGCTTGAAATCGTGAACATGGGAAAGGGCTGCACCGGACTTTGTAACAGCGGCGATTGGAACAGCGGCAATCGTAACAGCGGCAATCGTAACAGCGGCAATTGGAACAGCGGCAATCGTAACAGCGGCAATCGTAACAGCGGCGATTGGAACAAGTGTGGCTTTTCCAATGGATGCTTCAACACCACAAGCCCGAAAATTTACCTGTTCAATAAGCCTTCTGAATGGACTTATGAAGATTGGCTGAACAATGAAGCCCGCTATTTGCTGAATCAGATTCCGGGGGATGTGCTTGGATACATTTGGCTTTCTGATATGACGGATAAAGAAAAGGCGGCACACCCAGAAGCGGAAACAACAGGCGGCTATCTGAAAATCTTGGATAATTCCGAATGTGCGGTCATTTGGTGGCGTGGACTTTCTGACGGTCAAAAGGCAATTATCACAGCAATTCCGAATTTCGACAAGGCTATTTTCAAAGAGATCACCGGGATTGATGTAGATACGGATTAAGAGAGAGGGAAGAAATGAAGTTTAAAGTTAGCACAACGGTTGCTACTTACGAAGAAGTAATGGCAATTGCTCAGGCACTTGTCGGTATCATAGATGAGTTAAAAATTGTCGCTGAGGGTGAGGAGGACGAAGACGATGTATAAATGTGAGCGTTGCGACTGGACAGGCTCGTCCTCGGAACTCGGATATTACACCGAGTATCGAGGAGAATGTCATGGCGCACCTGCGTGGGAAACATTACCGTGTTGCCCAGAATGCGGGTACGACGTTGAACCGGTCGAAGAAGAATAAAAAATAACCGCCCGAAGGCGGCAAAAACAAATATTTATGCAAGTCCAGTATAACACTGGCAAAGGAAAAAGTCAATGGATATAAAAGAAAAACTTACAGCCGAACTGAAAGACGCAAAGCTCGGCAAGTATGAAACAGAAGTAAAAAACGCTGTTTTAAGGACTATCTGCAAATTCTGCGAGCAGAATGCAGAGTTTAAACAGGCCATAGAGCAGTCAGGCAAGTCTTTTGCCGACTGCCTCAAGGCAACGGTCAAGGGCGCAGGTGCAAGCCTCGAAGATCTCGAAGTATACAAGCGTGCAGTAGCATTTTACTTTCCCGGTGCGGATATAAAATGCACTATGACGCTTGATCTCGGTGATAACGGATTCAGCAACAGCAAAACATCCACAGAAGCAGACAGTGGCAAGTTACAGCTTGACCTTGACAGCCTGCTCGACTTCTGAGGTGCGGTAATATGAAAAAAGAACGTAAGGAACTTCTTATGCACAGCTTTCCGGCCGCTACAGCAGATCAGATGAGCAAAATGGAAGGCAAGGGAGCGGCAAACTACATAATATTTCTGACACGTGGTGCGGAATTGTTCGCAAGAGGGTATCACAGATATTCTAACGGTTATATCGTCGAGCGACAGCGCTATGTGTTTGCAAAAGACGGAGCAGTAAGATACGGTAGCGAAGACGGTAAGCGGTGGGACATTCGCTCAGAGTTTCGTGAGCCGGTCTTCTGCTCAGCTTCATACGGGTATAGCTTCAACAACTCGTATAAAATCATCAACGAAAAGGCGATAAGCCGGTCGGATATGCGATACAGTCAGTACGATAAGTATGCGGGAGATCTGCTGATGTGCTATCTGGACCTGTACTGTAAGCATCCGAATCTCGAATATTTGCTGAAGCAAGGTTATGACCTGATTCAAAAAAATTATACAGGCTTTTGGGGCAATACGGCAAAACTTACATTGCCAAGTTATATTAACTGGAAAAGTAATAATCTTCTTGAAATGCTCGGCCTTACAAAATCCGAGTTCAAAGCTCTCAAAGGGCAGGAACACTTATACGGCGCTTACAGGATAAATAAGGAGCATTTTCCAAAAGTGACACCGGAAGACCTGATACTTATATCTAAAGTCTTTGACTATGAATACGGAACGCTGAAACGCTTTTTAGACGCAACCGGCGCAACACCGCAAAGAATGTCAAGATACCTTGCCGATAACCAAATAAACACAAGAGATTACAGCGATTACCTTGACCAGTGCAAACAGCTCAGATACAACACTAAAGATACTGCGATATGCTTTCCGCATAATTTCGAGGCAATGCACGAAAGACTGTCGGCAACTATCGAGTATCAGCACGATAAAGCGGTAAGAGCAGAGTTTACAAAGCATATTGAGGAACGCAAACAGCTTGAGTTTTCTGACGGAAATCTGATGATAGTACAACCGAAGCAGCTGTCGGATATAGCTTACGAAGGTAAAGCTTTAAGCCATTGCGTCGGCGGATATGCCGAAAGGCACGCAAAAGGCGCTCTGAGTATAATGTTCATCCGTAAAAAATCCGAGCCGGACAAGCCGTACTATACAATGGAAGTCTCAGCGGACGGAAAAATCGTACAGGTCAGAGGAAAACGAAACATAGCACCGGGCGAGGACGTAGATACGCTGATCAAAGATTACATGGCGTATCTTGAAAAGATTTTCAGCGATAAAAGGAGGAAAACAGCATGAACGACTTACCAACACGTTGCATTGACCCAATATTAAAAGATTGTGAAAATTGTCGTTACGGACACGTTGTTTATCCTGGTTGGGTTGAAACATATGAAGACATATACGGTTGCTGTTATGACACATATTGTTCACTTGGATATGACCAAGATAGACCCGAGGACGAGCCTACCGAAGAAGAGTTGAAAAAATTTGATGAATGGCTGGCAACCATATACGGAGATAATGCAAAATGAATGAATTATCAGTGAATTACACAAAAGCACAGGAGCTTGATCGCAGAATAAAGACCTCAGCACAGCTAGCACAGCAGAGCTTGTATGAGATGTGCAAGGGCTTTAAAGAAATGAGGGACAGCAAGCTCTATAAGGAACTGGGGTATAACACATTCGAGGATTACTGCGAAAAGGAAACAGGAATCAAACGCAGACAGGTTTATCGTTATATAGAAGTAATAGAGAAATTGCCGTCTGATTTTGTGTCCCCGGGGACACAAATCGGAGTGAAAAAGCTCTATCTTTTATCTTCTCTTTCTGAAGAAGAACGTACAGAAATAACCGAAAAAACCGACCTTGAGAACACCTCCGTCCGTGAGCTTGAACAGCAGATACGGCAGATAAGAGCGGAAAAGGACAAGGCGGTAGCTGATAAGTCCGCCGCAGAAGCCGAAGCATCCGCCGCCGCACAGCAGGCAAAATCACTTGAAAAAGCCAAGAACGCATTGTCACAGCAGATAGCGGCGCTCGAAGCCGAGATAAAGGAGCTTGAAAACCGCCCTGTTGAAGTTGCGGTCGAGCCGGCTAAGGACGGCGTTATGGACAAGACAGCGTTTGATAATATCTGCAAGACTTATGAACAGCAGCTTGATAAGGTGCAGGAGGACGCATTACAGGACACTATCCGCTTAAACCGTGAGCATGCCGAGCAGATAAACAATCTTAAAGCCGAGAACGAAAAGAAACTCGAAGATCTCCGCAAGGAACTTGAGGCGGCAAAGCGTGAGCAGTCGGAGCTTACCGTATCTGTGCCCGACACTAAGGAAACGTTCAAGGCATATCTTGCCACAGCTATTGATGCGGCAAAACGGCTCTGCGAGTTCATCGGCAATAATTCCGAAGACAGTAATCACGATCTGTTCGTGATAAAGGCAAAGCAGTTTTTTAATAAAATGACGGAGGAAATCGTATGAGCAGTACATTATATGATATAACCGGCAGGTTTGCCGAACTTTTCGATGCGTTTGACGCTATAAATGACTACGAACCGGACACCAATGCTGACGGCGAGTATATAGACGATGACGGCGAGGTCATCGCTGACCGTGAAGCATACAAAGCCGATATGCTGACAATGTGGTTTGACACTCTCGAAGGCATTGAGGGCGAGTTCAATGAAAAAGCCGAGAATGTTGCCTGCTTCATTAAAAACCTTGAACGTGAAGCGGACAGCCACGAGCTTGAAGCTAAGGAACAGACGGCAAGAGCAAAAACCAAGCGTAAAAAGGCAGAGTTCCTGAAAAAGCGCCTGCTACAGGATATGCAGGCGATGAAACTGAAAAAGGTCGATATGCCGAGAGCAAAAATAACGTTCTCCGAGGGACGTGACAGTGTGATTATTGACGATGAGCGGAAGTTTATCGATTATGCCGAAGCGTATAACGATTCACTTATAAAGTACAGTGATCCGACAATACGTAAGTCAGAGGTCAAGAAGCTGCTCGACAGCGGAGAAGAGCTCCCTGCCGTACATCTTGAGAAAAAGCCGTATATAACGATAAAGTGAGGTAGCTATGAGCAATATATTTACACCCGTAACAAGAAAGAAATCAAAGGCGAGAATTGCGGTCATGGGACCGTCGGGAAGCGGTAAAACGCTTTCGTCGCTCTATCTCGCAAAAGGCATAACGGGCAACTGGGGCAAGGTTGCCCTTATAGATACAGAACACGAGCGTGGCAGATTCTATGCCGATCGTCACGATCTCGGCACGGGAGAATTTCTCTACGCCCCGCTTACACCGCCGTATTCGCCCGAAAAGTACATAGAGTACGTCAGACAGGCGGCTGAGGCGGTCGGGGAGGACGGCGTAATAATAGTGGACAGCTTTTCACACGCATGGGATAACGAGGGCGGAGTGCTTGACATCAAATCACAGATAGCACAGCGTCAGGGAAAGAACGATTATACCGCATGGGACGAGGCAGGAAAGATACAGAACAATCTTGTCAATACCATACTGTCGGTCAACTGCCACACAATCATTACACTGCGTACCAAGATGGGCTATGCTATGGAAATCAACGACAGGGGCAAGACCGTTCCCGTCAAGATAGGACTTGCGCCGGTGCAGCGTGATAACACCGAGTATGAATTTGACATAGCATTTCAGATAAACAGGGAGCATATCGCAAGTCTTTCAAAAGACACAACATTCCTCGATAAGTGGTCGGGCGTTATCACCGAAGATTTAGGTACTCAGCTCGGCGCATGGCTCAGCGAGGGTGCAGAGCCCGACAGATGTGAAGAATGCGGCGCTGTCATTATGCCGACACCTAAGCATACGGTAGCGGAAATGGTTGAAAGCTCGGTTGCAAAATTCGGCAGAAAGCTGTGCATAGCGTGTGCAAAGAAGGAGGTCGAAAAGCAGAATGCCGCTAAGACCGTATCAGAGTGAGCTTGTCGAGCAGACAAGGCAGGCGTGGCGTGAGGGTTATCACGCTCCCTGCATTGTTCTCGGGTGCGGCGGCGGTAAGTCGGTGATAGTAGCAGAGATAGCACGGCGGACTACATTCAACGGGAAAAAGGTATTGTTTCTTGTACACAGGCAGGAGCTTGTTCAGCAGATAATAAGGACGTTCATACGCTGGGGCGTTGATATGAACTACTGTGACGTGATGATGGTGCAGACGGCAGCACGGCGGATAAAAAAACTGTCAAAGCCTGCGCTTATCATTACAGACGAAAATCACCACAGCCTTGCGCTGTCGTACAAGAAAATCTATGATGCTTTCCCCGATGTGCTTCGTGTGGGGGTAACGGCAACGCCTGTCCGCCTGAACGGTGACGGTCTGGGTGATGTCAACGACAAGCTGATAATCGGGCCGTCTACCAAATGGCTTATTGATCACAACTGTCTTGCACCGTATGACTACTATGCACCGTCCGTAGCCGACTTATCGGGGCTTCATATCAAAATGGGCGAGTTTGTTACGGCGGACGTTGAAAAGGCAATGATCAAAAAGGCTGTATTTGGTGATGTTATCGGATACTACAGACAGCTTGCAGACGGTAAGAAAGCCGTCTGCTACTGCTCAAGTGTTAAGCACTCGCTCGCTACCGCCGAAGCGTTCCGAGAAGCAGGCATAAACGCCGTACACATTGACGGTACAACTCCCGATGCAGAGCGTAATCGTATTATTTCGGATTTCAGAGCAGGACGGATAACGATACTTTGCAATGTCGATTTAATATCGGAGGGCTTTGACGTTCCCGACTGCGAATGTGCGATATTGCTCCGTCCCACTCAATCTCTTACGCTGTACATTCAGCAGTCAATGAGATGTATGCGCTATCGACCGGGCAAGCGTGCGATAATTCTTGATCATGTCGGCAATTACGCACGCTTCGGAATGCCCGATGATGACCGCCTGTGGTCGCTTGAAAAGCGCAAGCGCAACATAAAGAAAGAAGCTGCGGAGAATGCCGAAAAGGTGAAACAGTGTCCCGAATGTTACTATACATTCGGAGCGCCGCCGCCCGGTCAGCCCTGTATCTGCCCTCACTGCGGATATGTTTTCCCGGTAAAGAGCCGGGATATAGAAACAAGCGAAAGCACCGAGCTTATTCATATCGAGGGCTTCAGGCTGGATTTCAGCAGTCCCGATGATTGTTCGTCCTATTCCGATCTGCTTGCATACGCAAAGAAGAAAGGGTATCAGAGGGGCTGGGCGTTTTACGAAGCAAGAAAGAGAGGTTTTATCTATTGACAGAAGAACACAGTATTCAGAATGCTGTCAGACGTGCGCTGTCCGAGAACGGTTGTGTGATATTCCGCATTAACGTCGGCAAGGGCAGAACATTTGACGGCAGATATTTCGACACGGGCGTACCGGTCGGATTTTCAGACCTGTTCGGCGTAAGGCAGTCGGACGGAAAGGCAATATTCATAGAGGTAAAGACAAAAACGGGACGTATTCGCCCCGAACAGAAGAATTTTATTGAAAAAATGCGTCGTTCGGGTGCTGTTGCAGGTATATGCAGAAGCACAGAAGACGCAATAAGACTTATAACGGAGGATAAATAATATGGCATTTTCACAGAACAATTCAGCGGCTACGAGTGCGCTCAAGCCCGAAGGCAGATATGAAACGATAATCACAAGCGTAGACGAGAAAACATATAAGAGCGGCAGTACATCGCTGAGCTTCAGACTGACGATAAGGAATGATATTCCGGAGCAGAAATACGGCAACGCCTGCCTGTTTTATCAGATATGGAAGGCTAAAGAACCTACAAAGGAAGACCTTGCGGTAAACGGTTATACGTTCGGCAGACTTATGGCAGTAGGCAAGGCCGCAAAGCTCACTGACGGCAAGGAATACAAGGATCTTGCGGAATACTGCGACGATCTTGTCGGCAAGTGTGTGATAGCTGTAGTAAAGCACGAAACGGACGATAAGGGCACCACAAGAGAAAAGGTAAGCTATCTTGAACCGACACAGCACCCCGACTGCAAGCATAAGTTCAAGACCGCCGTGACCGCCGATACCGTATCAGCGCCGAAAAACGAGAGCTTTGCGGCAACCGCAACAACGGAAGCCGCTATGGAAGATGACGGCGACTATCCGTTCTGATGGGGGAAATAATGTACGAATATATTCCCAATGAGCTTAAAAAGCTCTCAAACTGGGTGTGCTGGCAGGCTGTACCCGATGAGGCAGGCGGTAAGATAAAAAAACTTCCGATCAATCCTCATACGGGCGAACTTGCCCGCTCCAACGATCCGTCCACATGGTCGGATTTCAATACGGCTGTAGCGGCTTCGGCAGGTTTTGCAGGTGTCGGATTCATGTTCGGAAACTGCGAGTATTTCGGTGTGGATATTGACGGAGTGGGTGACGAGATAGCCGCATTCAAAACCGGCGAAAACAACATTATCACCGAATTTATAACAACACTCCAGTCATATACCGAGCTGTCGCAGTCCGGCAAAGGCATTCACATAATCTGCAAAGGAAACCTGCCGAAGCAGGGACGCAGACGAGGCAATGTCGAAATGTACGAAACAGGCAGATTTTTCGTTATGACGGGCAATCCGTGCGCCGAATATATGGATATAAACGAATGCACAGAGGCTATCAAGGCATTGCACGAAAAGTACATAGGCGGAGGGCGTGAGCCTTCCGCTGTACCCCGTGCTTATGTGCCGGCACTTCCGGCAACCGCAAATGATATTATAACTCTCGCCGGAAAAGCAAAGAACGCACCACGCTTCAATGCGCTTATGCAGGGCGATTATTCAGGATATGTGTCACAGTCTGAGGCTGATATGGCGCTTTGTAATATGCTTGCGTTCTGGTGCAGGTGTGATGCGGATATGATGGACTGTATATACAGACAGTCGGGGCTTATGCGTGAGAAATGGGACAGACGGCAGTCGGGCAGTACCTACGGTGCAATAACGATACAAAAAGCCATAGCCGACTGTGAGAAGGTATACGAACCGGCACAGAAATCACCGCAGTTTACGGCAAGGTTCACAGGTGAAAGCTCTGTTGTACACGCAAAGCTCGATACAGCACAGGACGAGCCTGTAAAGCTGTACACATTTGACGATACAGGGAACGCAGAACGGCTTATAGACTTATTCGGCAGTGAGATCCGCTACAGTTATACAGACAAGCGCTGGCTGTATTATGACGGCAGGAAGTGGTGCTACGACAACAGCGGAACAATAGAGCGCATAGCCGATAAGGCTGTACTTGCGATGAAGGCAGAGGCTAAGGCATATGAGCAGATGGACGCTGAGGACGGCGGAGATATGGCAAAGAGCTTTGAAAAACACCTGAAATCAAGCCGAAGCAACAAGTCAAAATCGGCAATGCTTAAAGAAGCACAGCACCACGTTCCAATCGTGCCGGCACAGATGGATAAGTACAAGATGGTGCTTAATACTCCGAGCGGTGTTCTTGACCTGAAAAGCGGTACGCTGAGTGAGCATAAGCCGGAAGCATACTTCACCCGTATCACGTCGGCAGAGTACACGAGCAACGCCGACTGTCCGCAGTGGCTGAAATTTCTTGACGAGATATTCGGCGGCGACAAGGACCTTATACGATATGTTCAGAAGGCGGTCGGCTATTCGCTGACAGGCTCAACGGCGGAGCAGTGCGTATTCTTCTTGTTCGGCACGGGCAGAAACGGTAAATCAACGTTTCTTGATATTATCCGTGCAATTATGGGCGACTACGCAAGCAATATCCAGCCGGAAACAATAATGGTACGCAGTAATCAGAGCAGTGCCATAAACAGCGATATAGCACGTCTTAAAGGCGCAAGGTTTGTTACGTCTGTAGAGCCTAACGAGGGCGTGCGTATCAACGAGGGTCTGCTGAAGCAGCTTACAGGCGATGATATAGTTACTGCCCGCAAGCTGTACGGCGATGAGTTCGAGTTCAAGCCCGAATTTAAATTATGGATGGCGACAAACCACAAGCCGATAATCAGAGGCACAGACACAGGTATCTGGCGCAGAGTGCATATGATACCGTTCACTGTACAGATACCCGAAGAAAAGAAAGACCCACGTCTTAAATATAAGCTGTGCCGTGAGCTGCCCGCTATCTTCCGCTGGGCAGTAGAGGGGTGCGTACTGTATCAGGCTGAGGGACTGCATATGCCGAAGGCGGTAGTCGCTATGGTCAAGGAGTACCGCAGAGAGATGGATGTTATCTCCGCTTTTGTCGAGGACAGGTGTACAGAGGGCAAGGACTGCTATGCGCAGGCTAACGTGCTTTATGCGGCGTATGCGCAGTGGTGCGATGACAATAACGAGTATAAGATGTCAAATACGAAGTTTGGTGTTGAATTGTCGAAAAAGTATCCTAAGGTGCGAGCAAAAAATGGTAATTGTTACATCGGAATAGCTATAAGCTGAAAGGAGGGTGAAGGGTGGTGAAGGGTTTAAGGGTTTTTCTAACCTTTCATACGGAAAATGAAAAAAATAAATATATATAAAAGGTGTTGGAAAACGGGCAAAACCCTTCACCACCTTACACCGAATGATTATGAAGAAGATAAATTTCAATGATCCGGCAACATTTGAAAAGCTGGAGCATATGGCATACGAAAACACGCTTGATTATACCGACTTTCCGCCTGCCGAGTATAAATACTTTGATAAGCTGTCACAGCTCGGCAGTATCTACCGCAGCGGTCAGCTTCCGAAGGGACTTTGCAAAGAGCGTAAGGACGCATATCTTTGTGATTATCGCAAGGACGCAGACAAAACAAGGAAAAATCACGAGGCAGAGGTCGGATACCAGGAGAATATACGAAGGTCGGACGAGCTGAGATGTGAGATCAACAGCACAAGAAATCACGATGTCAAGCTGATGCTTGCGCTGAGGTGTATCGAGCTGATGACCGGCGAGGAAGGATTTGAAAGGAGAAATTTAAATGATTAAACATTACTGCGAAATATGCGGCGAAGAGATCGCAGGTATACGGATTATGGAGGTATAGAGGATGGAAAAGTTTGATAAGCTGAACATCGAAACGCTTGGTAAAATTATTGATCAGTTTTTGACCGAAAACGAAGTAAATATGCTGATAACGCTTCCGAAAGGATCTTTAGATGCGCAGATACAAGAAAATATAAAACTTGGAAGCGTAGTACGGTTTTATATTTTTCTGAACTGCATAAAGCCGATAGTTGAAGAATTTGCAAAAGAAGCAGAAATCGACAAAACGTCTGCGGAATGGGAAGGAATTGTCGATACATATCTTGCTATGATCAAGAAAGAAATAATTGAAGGAGGAAAAATATGAGTGAATGGATAAGCGTGGAAGATAGACTTCCTGAAAAACAGTCGTGGAATCACATCGCCATCCTTGACACAAAAACAGGCAGAATCAGTGTAGAGCAAGACTTATATGCTATTGAAACGGCCGAAAAATTTAAGCAGAAAAAAGGGTTTTGCAAAGATGGAAGATTTAACGGCCGTGAAGTCGTCATTGCTTGGATGCCGTTTCCTGAACCGCCGATAAGTAAGCAGGTAACGAGTAGTAAACGCAAACCCGCAACGGAAACCTGCTTGTTTTGTGGGCAAGTAATACCGAAGTGGATAAAGTGGGAGGACAAGCTTCCGCCGGATCAGGAAGAGGTGTTAGTATGCACTGTGTCACAAAAAGGAATACGAAACATCGATAAAGGATATTGGTCTATCGATCATTTTATCCATAGAGGGCGTGCACGGGTTACTCATTGGATGCCGCTTCCAGAAGCGCCTAAGGAGGAAACATGAAAGCCTGGATTGTAAACGAAAAATATGAAACAGCTTCTGCAGTTGTTTTCGCCGAAACACGAGGTAAAGCAAAAGCGCTCGCATTATGCACAAGCAGCTGTGAGGACGCAAATTTCTGTGATATTGAAGTCAGCCGAGCACCTGAAATGGACAAGTATTACGCTGAGGGAAAAACAGAAATGGACTGGTCAGATCCGAAAGACAGAATTGCATTGGTGAAAGAATGCGGATTTTACTGTGAAGAGCCGATAGCAGAAGATTGCAAAGACTGTCCTGCAAAAGATTTTTGCGATGAGGATATCTCAACAAAGGAGGCACTATGAAAGTAATAACACTAATACTCGCTGATGAATGTGACGAAGTCGTGGCACTAACGACTTTCGGTACAAGCAAAAAAGACGGTTATCCGAGAATATGTACAGGTGCTTTTAAAGTAAATCATGGCGATGTGGTGCATTTCCCGGAAGCTATAACGGAAGGGAAGGAAGAAAGTGAGTGATAGAACATACGAATGCCCATATCTGATAAATGCCTGGAGATCATCTGTATCATGTTCGGGCATTGTCAAGGGATCGTCTACGCTTCTTCGCTTTGACAGCGGCGAAGACGCAAAGAAATGGCAATATGCTTTTTGTAAGAGGGTTGATAAATGTGGATATGATAGTTGCCCGTATTATCAGTTGCTTTCGGAACTCGGATGCTAGGACACAAGCAAAGATAATTTTTATGTGATATGATAATAGCAACGATCAGATCGGAGGTATTATCGTGGATACAACAATCGTAAATGCTGTAATATCGGGATGCTTTTCCCTTGCAGGTGCGCTGATCGGCATACTTGCAAGCGCAAAGCTGACTACATACCGCATAGATCAGCTCGAAAAAAAGGTAGATAAGCACAATCAGGTTATCGACCGGGTTTATAAACTGGAACAGCGAGGAGCTGTAGTCGATGAGGAAATCAAGGTCGCAAATCACAGAATTGCAGACCTCGAAGAAGAAAGGAAAGCAGTATGAAAATTAATTGGAAAAGAAAACTTACAAGCAGAAAGCTGTGGCTTGCTGTCGCAGGCTTCGTTACCGGTCTGATTATCGCATTCGGCGGTGCAGAAGAAACAGCAAATACCGTGAGCGGATGCATTATGTCGGGAGCGGCGGTTATTGCCTATATCATTGGCGAAGGACTTGCTGACAGTGGTAATGGAGGAAACGGCAATGGCACTGAAAATTAAGGGCATAGATATCAGCAGAGCTCAAGAGAAGTTTGACTTTGATGCCGCCATCAAGGCAGGTGTGAAGTACGTTATTATCCGTGCCGGCATACGCTCAGACGAGGACAGCTATTTCAGGCAGAACCTTTCAGAGTGCCTGAAGCGTAACATACCTTATGGTCTGTACTGGTATTTCGAGGCAACGTCTGACGAAACATTTAGGGCAGAGCTTGCCGCTTGCAAGAAAGCTGTAAAAGGCTTAAAGCCTACATATCCTGTGTTCTTTGATATGGAGGAGCAGAAGCAGATAGATGATCTGACGACTGCACAGCGTACTGATATGGCACGCAAATTCTGCACTGAAATGACCGCTATCGGTCTGCCGTCAGGTATTTATGCCAATCCGTCATGGATGTTAAACTATTACGACAGTGACCGTCTGGATGGTATAGATATATGGCTCGCAAACTGGACGCATGATCCCGAAATACCTAGTCAATTTGATTTCGGTCAGCTGATATGGCAATGGGGCGTTGAAAACATCGGCGGCAAAGATGTTGATGCGGATATCTGCTTTATTGACTACCCTGCAAAGACGAACTACTGGTACAAGACACACAGCAGCGCAGATGCCCCCACAAAGCCGTCAAAGCCTACTACGCCCACCACAAAGACATACCAGGCAGGTGACGCAGTACAGCTGAAAAATACTGCGCTGTATGGTTCATCGATGACTTCACAGCCTGCAAATCATTTGACGGGCACATACTACATACACACCGCAGATGATGCGGTAAACGGCAGAGTGCGTATTACCACGCCGAAAGGCTGTAATGCCGTAACTGGCTGGGTAAAAGTTGATGATATAGACAGTAAGACTGCTGACAGCAAGCCTGCGGCAGAGATCCGTGTGGGCGACCGTGTGAAAATAAAGCAGGGAGCTACATGGCACGGCGGAACTAAGGTCCTTACCGGCTGGCTAC